AATAAGTCAGAGATGTACCAGCCAAACTCTGACAAGAGATTCAAAATCTCTATATATACTAAGGTAAGATAACCCACTTTATTTTAATCGATACGGGGGCTTATTTTTGTGCTAGCCAGACACTGTCTATCTTAAGCGTATCGGAAAAGGTAGTCTGCTGAATTGATCACTATCGCTTGAAAAGGGTCTAAATTGGTTGAAGACGGGTTTATGGCGCACATCCACCGCATATCATTTTCAGATATATAGTGATCATCATCTACTGTATATTTGTTCTTTAACCGAGTTTCAGGTTTGAAGCTATGCACCAGAAATTTCAGACGTAGTTCGATCAATCGGGACACAAACGGATGGTAACCCGACCATGAAAGAAATTCAGCAGTTATGGAAGAGTTCATTTCTGAAACGGGAATATTCTTTGATATACAATCACTTACATTGCTCATTTTGAATACTCTTTCATCAAAACGGCAGCCGATAACGCGGTCAACACAGATGAAGAATAACCTCGATAGAAAGGTAAAGGTTCCAGTTGACCATGTCCGGACTTTGCACGTTTGACCCAAAATACTTGTGGTTCCATCCAATTTACTGGCGAACATGCGGTCGATCTCTTGATCCAATCGACATTGATCAGTCTGTTCACAAATGACTACAGTGTCGTCACCTGAGGCGGCCACTTCAACTTGTACTCCAGCGGATTCTGCTATGAATGATATATAACACAACGAAGCTAAAGTGTTTCCAAGAGTTGTTAAGGGGTGGCCGGTGTAGGTCAAACCACGAATAACCCCTTTCATCATTTTTCCCCCACCCTGTTGTCTAGGATAAAACGCTGTGATAGGCATCTTTTGCGTAGCAAACATGCGATAAATTTGGGGATACAAACAAGGGGGCAGTTGCGAACTGACATACGCACGATCAAAAGAACTTTCAAGCGCCGTGTTTATGATGGCCTCTTTCGTCCACACATGTTGATGTGCGTCAAAGGCAGACAAATCATAAGAACAAACCACAGGATTCTTAAATCTGTTCAACATCTCCCACAATCGCGAACATATTCGAGTCATTGACAAGCCCGCGAAACACCACATGTGTCGCTTGAGATTGTTAAGCATGTTGTATGCTACGACTCCACATGGGTACATAGTATCTGAAGGGGTACACAAAATTCGCGGCTTTTTATCCTCGAGTTGTTTCTCATTCGTCTTGACCACCGTCTTCATGTTGATTATAACTCTCCATTTTGTTAACAGCAAGTCTAGACAACGGCGATAAAGTCTCCTCTTCGGGGGTTCAACGTGTTTATTTACGTAATCAGAGGCCGTCAAATGATTACCGGTTTCTGACATGAATCGGCGGACATAACCAGGGACTTTCTGAATGAATTCGGCATATTCTCCTATCGGGTTTCTTTTCTTCTTGTCGAGCAAGGGCCGACTTATTTTTGGGTCAAAAAGCCTTTGCATCAAACTATAGAATAAGTTCCTCGCACTCTGAACCTTAACGGAGATTTGGCTTTCAAAGCCAATCTGTGTATATTTGCTCGAATCTGAGACGTGTATGTTCCGGATATGTGCTTTCACTTGGTCGAACCGACATTGATTACCATATTGGTCTGCGTAGGCGGCCTTCAAGAGGTTTTCATTTGGTTTTTCTAATGAGTCATAGACCTCGTCGCTTACATTATCAGCGAAAGTACATCCAGAAACTGGCAAGTTGACCATTGATTCTCC